GTCTCAAACACAGGCGGAAAAGATACAATGGAGACATTTATTGGCATGGATAATAACATGGATTATGTAAATTTAAGCTGGTCAGTCAATGCTCTCGGCGAAAAGAAAGTCGTCACAGGTCCATTTTATGACATCGAATTAATAAAGGCATTTGAAATAACCTATTCTGATATTGAGGGCATTGAGCACAAGAAGTATTTCATCAACCAAAGGCCTGTTAATAACGACATATTTACATCCTTGACAAACGACTCTGATAAGTTAGTGCCACCTAGAGACATAAGGAGTCTGGATGCAAAAACTATAGTTTCTTTATTAAATGTAAGTGTCAAATAGTGAGTTTATTCGCCGTTATTTTCGTAGGTAAATACTCCTGCACTTATAACTGCCCCACCAATTTCCCGCGTCCCGTAAAGCACCGGCACCGGGTAGCCCATCGCGACTGTGTTGACCGGCGCACCGAAAGCGTAGTTCGGCTTATTGTCTGTGCTGGAAGATGTACCCACGTTAAGCTTGGGCTGCGGAGTCAGCATCTGCACAACCCCGCCCAGCAGCATACTGATACCAATACTGGTCAGTGCTGTGGTTGCCAGTCCAACTGCGGTCGTGGTTCCGATAGCCGCGCCGTATGCAGCCAGTGACGCGCCCGCAGTGAAGAACGCGGCCACAATCGCGACGGCACCGATGATGATCTGCAGCGTACCGCCCCGTTTTGAACCCTCCAGAACCGGCTCCATCTGAAAATCAGTCGCCGCTGAGGACATGTCGAACTCCTGCAGGCCGATATTGTCTTTGCCGCTGAAGAAGGCGAACCGGATGCCGTTGAGGTGGGCGTTTGACACAAATTTTTTAAAGCCGGGTACCTGTGAGCACATCGCACGCAATAGCTCCCGCAAATCCGCCACGTGGAACTGGTGAACCGGACCAAACATTTTTGCCATCCGGCCTTTGAGTCGCATGGTTTTAAGCATCCATCAGCTCCTTTCGGCGCACGATGCGAACGGTACGGTTGCGCCAGTATTCGCCATAGGGCACTCGTGTAGAAAGGCTCCCGGCATTATGGTGAAGAATGATATTGTTGCCCAGATAGATCGCGGCGTGGTTTGTTACCGGGGCACTGATGCGCATCATGATCATGTCGCCCTCTCGGATTTCTGCTGGCTCAACTTCCACGAATCCTTCTGCCTTCCAGTTGTCGTCATAAAGGTTTTCTTTGCCGTCCACCCACCACTCATAGTCAACAGACCAGTTTTTCAGGGTAATGCCGTGCTCACGCTGGTACCAGTCCATGATGAGTGTCCAGCAGTCATTGCTGCCAATCAGCCAGGGGCGACCAGTGTAATCGCGGTCAGTGCGCGGGCTGATAGTGCAGAAGTCGCCATCCGGCCACGACATGATGCCCCACTCCACTCCGGAGAAGTCGCACTGCACTCTGTCATGTTCTGACGGAATGAGCTGCGGCACGTCCGGGTGTGAATGGATAACCATCAGGATTTCACCCTGCGCTTCCGCTGCCCGCTTATCCTCCGGCGACAGCGTGAAATGCTCGGTCGGCGCTTCAGCGATATTCCGGCAGGGGATATAGCTCTGGCTCCGGCCTGACTGGATGACCAGGCCGCACGCCTCTTTCGGGTATTCAGCGGCGACGTGCTCGCGTATCTCCTCAAGAATCTTTTTGCGCATCGTTATTTACCCTGAAGGTTTGCTGCCGGAAACCCGCCGAACGGCAGTGGCTGGTCATCGCCAAAGCGTGCTTTGCAGTCAGCCATGCGCCCGCCGCAGACATCTTTTGACGGGTCGCTGGTCACCGTGCCGTCCTTGGTAAAATACCGGCTTCCTGCGTAATCGCAGCCCGTGCCGGTGCGGTACCATCCTCGCATGCACCAGGTACAGACCGGCGTTATCTGGCGTGATGGCAGCTGCAGGCTCTGAATATCAAACGGGGAGCAGAGCTCAAAATCCACCTGAGCGCGTGTCTCGGAAGTTTTCGCATTCACATAGAACAGCTGAACGCGTTCCTCCTGCGGATTGGCGTTTGGGTTGCCCGCTGTCCAGTTTGCCGCGTCGAGATACTTTACCAGCGTGGTGTGTATACGCACTTTAGCCTTTACCATGTCGTCAAACTGCAGGCAGAGCGCCGTGACATAGTTACCCACGTTGCCGATTGAAAGCTTTGGCGTCGGTTGTGAACCGGTGCTGCTCATCTCCATGCCGGTTAGCTCATACGGATGCGGATCGTATTCATTGCCCTGCCAGATGATGGATGGAAGGTTTTCCGCTGCAAAAGACTGCCAGCCTTCGGTCGGCAGGTTGTACGCATGGAAACGCAGCACGGTATCCAGCCCGAACGCTGTGCCGTCAATCTCTATCAGCTGGACCAGACTCCCCGGCTCCAGCGCCTGAATATCCTGGTTAAAACTCATTTTTCACCCAATAAAAAAGGGCGCTGAGCGCCCTGTTATTATCGTGACATGTCACGGTGCGAAAGACTGCTCGAAGGTAAAGCTGATTTCCACGAAATTACCGTTTATGAAAGCGGGCCGGATTGAATCAGACTTAACACGGTAAAGCTTTTTCTCTCCCCACGGATTGACCCACCAGCAGGAGACGGTGACGTGTGCTTTGAGAAAAGCCCTGACGGTCGCCATCTCTGCTTTACTGCCGCTGCAGGTAACCGGCCATGACTCGCGCTGGTCATTTATCCCGGCACCGGCCACCTGTTTATAGCCATCCCCGAACTGGGCCTGAAGGGCAGCAACGTTGATCTCCTCCGTTGCCCCCGTTCTGACGCACCAGCTAAAAGTATCAGTCGCCATTTTTCACCATCAATGTTATCCGCCACGGTAAAGTATGCCGCCAGGCAGTATCTCTTTCTTAAGACGGTCCGAAAGTACAGTCTGGATCATGCTCTGCAGCTGTCGCGCAGTATTGGCCGTATTGGCACTACTGGTTTCTCCGGCCCCGCCACCCTCAACTGTGACTGGTGCGCTTACAGAAATAGATGTACCGCCGCTGCCACCGCTATTACCTATCGCACGCACACCAAGCGAGCCATCTGCCGCACGCGTCAACGGCATAATCGCTTCGGGACCCGCCTCGCCCATCAGACCGGCCCCTTTAGCGAAGGCAAACAGCGTGGGAGAACTGACAACCGATCCGCTGTACTGGCTAAGGTCGTGGGACTCATACACTCCCCCTTTGGCGTTAAGCGTCAGGTTGTTGTAGGAGCCACTACTGAATGAGTTATTCGCTGTACCACCGCCAGCCGATGCCGCGCCAGCAGCAGCGCCGCCGACTGAACTCACCAGTCCGCCTATCAGGTTTACAGCGGCCATTTGCAGAGCGACTTTGGCGATCATGCTGAGCACTGATGAAGCCCAGTCCTTCCAGCTGGCTTTGTTCCCCATCAGCATGAATGAAACGTTATCCAGAGCGCTATCCATAGAGCTGCTGACGATGCTTGCCGCTGAGGCTGAATAATTGGATGACGTATCCAGCCAGTTCGCCAGCCCGTCACTCACGCCACCCATCCAGTCAGACTGCATGGCATCCATGCTTTTGTAATAGTCCTCCTGAATTTTCAGACGGTCGCTCATGGCGCTGCCGATAGCGCTGGTTTCACGTTCATAGAGGGATTTGGTGATATCACCAGCCTGATACTGCGCCTGCAGTTCACGCTGCTGATCGAGGTATTCCCGCTGAATGCTCAGGCGTTCCTTCATGCGCTGGCGCTCTTTATCGCCCTGACCAGCCCCCTGAATGTCAATATTCAGCGATGATTTTGCATTGCTGTTCTGAGCCTGCAGGTTTGCAACGAATGCCGCTATTTTGGCATTTTCCTCATTCGCCTTTTTGACCGCATTCAGCCGGTCAACTTCCTGCGCCAGAAATTCCAGACGCTTCTGCTGTGTGGCGTTAAGCCCCCGCAGTTTGCCGTCAGCGATATCAAACTGAAGTTTCTGCTGTTCGGTCACTACCGCCATCTTTTTGCCGGTTGTGTCAATAAGCTCAATCTGGCGCATGTAACCGCGCTCAGTAGTCTTAAAAGCAGACTCCAGCCTTGCAGCTTCGGTGTCTTTTTTCGGCTTTGTGGGTTTACCGTTCGTTTCACCTTTACCGAGTCCGAAGTTAAGCAGCGAAGCTGCTGTATCTGGCGTTACATCAGGAGAAATCTGGATGTTTTTAGGCTGCTTATTCAGCTCAGCCAGGCGGCCGGTAAGGGTGGCGATTTCGTCAGATACAGCTTTAACGCTGTCGTCTTTACCCATAACCCAGCCCAGAAAGGTCTGGCTGCCATCGTATATCCCGTTGCCGCGACCTTTATTCGTGCTGTTAAGGTAATCAATGCGGGCCTGAATCTGGTCAGGGTTATTCATATCGACGCGGTTACCCAGCGCGGCCATCCTGTTACCGGAAGCGGATGCCAGTTTGCCTGCGCCCGCCGCAGCTTTAATCAGCCATCCGGCAAGCTGTGCCACCTGACTGACCAGGTCAGCTATGCCCTGCAGAACCTGCGGATCGGTCAGCACATCATGAATATCTGACAGAGAGTTATTCAGCGGGCTGAGGTCAACGTGCGCCAGCCCGGCTGCAATCTCCATCTTCAGCCCTTTTACCTGCGCCTCCATATCCTGAAACAGGGTGTTGACCTTAATCAGATCATCAATGGATTGCGGATCAGGCGCGACGCCATAATCTTTCGCCAGCTGAATGAACTGAGTCAGCTTTGCGTTGTTGTTGTCGAACAGCGGAAGAAGTTTTGAAAGGTCGTTACCCAGACTTTCAAGGATGGTGACTTTGCCTGCGTTGGTGCTGATTTTCCCCAGCGATTCGCCAATCGCCAGTAACTGTTTGTCCGGTGATACCTTCGACAGCTTGTCGGCAGACAGGCCAAGTGAGTTAAGTGCATCAACGGCCTCGCCTGACTTGTTAAGGACCGCATCACCGATTTTATCGCTGAGGTCTTTGAAGATGTCAGCCATATTGTCACCGGAGATACCGGCTTTCTCTGCTGCGAACTGCCAGGCAAGAAGCTCCTGCGTGGATATCTTCAGCGACTTCGCCCACTGGTCTGTGGCGTTCACCTGTTCAGACGTTGATTTCAGCAGAGCGAAACCGGCTGTACCTGCCGCGAGGGCTGCCGCCTGAACCGCGCCGCCCACTGAGAGCAGTGCGGCAGAGCTGGCAGCGGCGTCCTTCTGGACCTGCTTAGCCCACTTTTCTGAAGCACGCTCGGCCTTATCCATGCCTGAAACGAAGCCACCCACTTTAGCGACCAGGTCAATCGTCAGCGTGCCAAGTGATTTTGAAGCCATAAAATCTCCGTCTGGCGGCCATTATCCCCAGCTGGTCATGGCTTCATTAAGTGAAATCGGCTCATCAGCAGCAGTGACTTTTGTGAAGTGCAGCGTGAAGTCGGTCGGACTGAACGGCGGCGTTTTCGCATCCCGGTTCACGTTAGCGATGATGCTTGCCACCACCCCTGCACCCCACTCGGTACGCATCATGGGGTTCAGGCTTCCGTAGCGTTCCCGATATTTTGCCCAGAGCTGCGACTCTTTGAAGGTGATCGTCTCACGCGCTTCGGCGATGGTGCGCCCGCCGATGCCGTTGAGGACGAGCTCGCACCAGAATTCGTCTTCGGCGCTGAGCTCGAAGTCTTTCCCAGGTCGTTAACTTCCTGAATGGCCACCAGCAGCGCAATGGTCAGCGCACCGTCGAGAGAGCCCCGCTCCGGGTCAGCTTCGCCGGTGATGTCAGCCGGGGTGAAAACGGGCTTGCCGGACTCATCACAGATTGATGCTGCGATGCGGCCTGCCACACCATCCACTTTGCCCCCCATCGCAAGTACATCAGATGTGGCGGTGTGATAGCCCATCGGACGTACATACACGGTCGCGGTAAACTCTTTGTCGCCCTGCTTCCAGCTGATTTCTTTTTCTACCGGACGTCCGGTAAAGGCACCGGAGGATTTCAGTGCTTCAAGCGTAAGTTTCATGCTTATCCTGCTATGTCAGGGGCCGAAGCCCCGGTTAATTACGAGCCGGATTCAGCTTTTGGAATCCATGCGCCCGCGCCGGAGCGCTGAATTGTTGCTGTGGTCTGAACCACCGTGTTTGCCTGGAAATCAAACGGGAAGTCAGCAACGTAGCCTTTGAAAACATACCAGGTGCGATCGTCAGGCAGGTTAAGCCCGTCGACAGCGTTTGCTGCATTTGCTGCGGCCACGGTTGGTGCGGAATCGCCGTCAGACCAGCCGATTGCAAATACAAGGTCGGTCTGGTCCGAGTTTTCTGCCAGATTGCTCAGCATCAGATGGCTGGCGTTTTTGGGGTCAGCATTGAGCGTTGCCGACGCCTGAGCAGGTGTGCGCAGCCCTTTCTTATAGGTGCGCGTACTCTTCTCGCTCAGGCAGGTATCTTCAATCTGATCTGCCGGGCTGCTGCCCGGGTTGAATGCGGTAATGCATTCGATTTCACTCACCGTGTTATTTGCAAACACATAGAGCTGCGTGCCCTGCGTCAGTACAGACATGGTTATCTCCGGACATAAAAAAACCGGCATCTGCCGGTTGGTTAGTTGGTGAGGTGATTATCGAAGGACTATCCAGTCCACATCGAATGAGTAGCGGTAGCGTTTCGTTTCACTATCGCGGGTCTGATCGCCCCACCGCGTGATGTGCGCGTGCGACTCAATGGCATCGCGCAGCGCAGCAGCCACAGCAATAGCCTCGTCAGGTGTATCAGCATAAACATCCACCTGCAGCGAGAACGCATCAGCATCAGGACGCTGACTGAGGTAGTTCTCAGGCTCGCCACTGATGTTTTGCCACACTGCATAGGGATAAGTGACATCATCATCCTGAAGCCCGAAGGGATAAAGGCGCAGACGATCACCACCTAATAATGCGTTTACGACAGGGCTAGAGGCGCACACAGAGAAAATTGGCGCAATCATGATGATGACCCCTTCTTTTTGGCCAGGGCAATCGCACGATCCAGCGCTTTATCGTATTCATTGACGAACGTGCTGATGACCATATCCACACCGTTCTCAGCAGCTGGCCGCATAATTGGCTGAGCCCGCATTTTTTCCGTACCGAACTCCAGCAGTCGCCAGTGAGGAGTGGGTGCGTTAACAGCTTTGTCAGGGTGATTTTTCAGTACCGCACCATGAAGCACGCCAATCCGAAAGGCAAGATCGCCGGTTCGCCTGAATACACGGCCATTCCATCGCTGAGCTATGTTGTCGGCGATGCTCCGGCCGGTATGAATGTCGTCCACACGACGGGCATTGGCTTTTGCCCTGTCCACAATTACGCCTCCTGCTTTGCGCAGTGCTGCCCGGCCCCCTTTTTTCTTCAAGTCATCGCTGATTGAATCCAGCCGGCCAAGCAACGCATCCAGACCGGTCAGGGAAAATTCCACGCCATCAGCCATCGTTGACGCCCTCCGAACATGGCAATGTCAGGTAATCCCGGCCGCTTTCAGGGTCAGGAAGCACACCCTCAATATTGAAAATTTTATTCCCGTAAACGATGCGATGCTTTGAGGTGATGTCGCTGCGGTAACGGATCGTTATGCGCGTTGTCACCTCGGCCTGTGTAGCCTGAGCCGCTATAAACTCCCGCGCTGACAGTGGTACAACATCTGCCCACAGCTTTGTAATTTCCTGCCAGGAGCTGACGGTTGCTCCGGTCATGGGGTTCTGAGTTTTGACGGGCTTCTGAAGCGAGATGCGATGGCGCAATTTGCCTGCCTGCATGATCTACCCCTTTGGCTTTCCGCTAAGATATGTGGCGACCGGCATATCATCCTGCATCTCATCAGCAAACGACTGATAAAGCACTGCGGCTAAAGACTCGTTTGATTCAGCCAGGCGGCTTATTGCCGCTGCCTGTTCGGTCACTGCTTTTGTCTGAGCTGCCATCGCTTTCAGCAGCTCGCTTACCTGTTGCTCGTTCATAGGCAATTCTGGTCCATTTTTTTATCCAGTCACGACGCGCCTGACAGCCACTGCATGCCATATATGCTCCTGCGCTCAGATGATGGTTGGTTTACGGAGGGAATAGATGAGGCATGACACCGAATAAGGTAACTCACCCTGTTTATACATGCCCTCTTCCTCACCGCCACGGACGCGATCAAGGATGCCGACTAAAATCAGCGTTGCCTGTTTTACCCGCTGTAGTTCTGGTGCGGACTCAATGACTTTGCCATCTGTACCAATAACCCGGTCCCGGCTGCCCTGGATATAATCCAGCACGGCTGAGCTTGCAGAGTAGATTTTCAACTGCAGATCGGAATCACCGTCATCCGTGTCAATTCGCAGATGCTCTTTGGCTTCGCTGAGCGTCACAAATTCCAGCATTACTTAGCCCTCGCATCACGACCGCGTTTCACGGCCAGCTTCCAGCCTTTTGAGCCATCTTCACCCGGCTTATCACCTGTTGCTTCATTGCAGTACCAGACCGAACCACCCCAGGTAACACTATCGCCCGGAAAATATTTCTCGCCATCCTTGAAGATGTCGCGATAGATCATCACCGGCACGCTGAACGTCTTCTCTGTTCTATCACCGCTGGACTTGATTGCGGTGACAGTGAAATTACGCTCATCGCGCTGAGTAATGACGATATCGCTGATCCCATCGACCAGGCACTCCCAGCCTTTCATGCCCGTGGTTTTTTGATAAGAACGCCACAGCCCGCCCTGATGGATGGCATAGGTACCGCGCTGATATGCTTTCTCAGGGTCAATCGACGGCATTATTTCGAGCTGCAGCGCGTCTTTACCATCTTCGCCAGGCTCACCATCCTCCGGCTTTGGCATTTCCGCTACGGCATCCTTCACCATCTGCGCGATATCCGGCAGTGCTTCGGGCTGCGGAACCTTAATAGCGGAGACAGCCCGCTGAACCATGCTTTCAAAATCAGGCAGGACAGGAGAATCCGGCACCGGAATTTCAGCCACCGCATCTTTCACCATCTTCGCGATATCCGGCAGCACTGGTGCAGCAGGGATAGTAATCTGCGCAAGCACCGAAGCGGCAATCGCCTGTTCATCCGGTGCTGACTGCTCGCTTTTTTCCACCAGACCTCTGAGCCTGTTGATTTCATCAGACTGTTGCGCCAACGCAGCTTCATAGCGTGAGTGAATTGCTGACAGCTGCTCTTTCACTGCCTCACTGACTGCTTTAAGCAGTGACATGTCACGTTCATTCATGGGTTAGCAGTCCTTTCAGCATGGCTTTGACCATGAAATGCTCATGCTCTGTCAGAGCCTTGCTGCTTTCATCGTCAACAGTTGGCAGCGGCGTGGAGGCCGCTTCAGATTTTGATTGAGTGCCGAACGGATCGTCGCTGGCATCCCTTTTAGCCAGGGCTGACAGCGCATAGTTCTGCTGCTGCAGGTATGGCGTGTCTCCGCCTTCAACAGGCGGCATGTTTTCACTTTTGCGCGCCTGATTAGGCGTAAGGAAACCGGCACTAATACCTTCACTGTAAGTCTTATAGCGGCCTTCAGTGTCCATACGGATTAGCGTATTGAGGTCAAACTCAACACCAGTCTGCGCATCCAGATCGAAAGCTTCATCAAGCAGAAGTTCAATGCCTTCAATATGCGTCTGAAGACACTGCGAGTAATAACCCTGATCAAGAGCCTCTATGTTGTTATAAGAAGGCGTAGAGGCGGTGTTGACCTTGTAAATCGGAACGTGGAACGTTGAGCAGATAATTTCGGCTGTCAGCTTCAGCTGCTCAACCATCTGCGCATCAACCGCTGTCATTGCAATAGCTGCAAATGAAGCGCCATCAGCGAGTAAACCTGTCTTACCTGCGTTAGCGCCGGAATAACCTTCATCCCAGCTCTGTTTTATCTCCCGCGCTTTGTCCTGATCTACCGCACCCGGCACGGTAATCACACCTCCGGGCTTGCCACCATTTTTGAAATGATTGGCTGAATTGGTCAGGATGGCATCACCCTGCATTGCGGTGAGCCCGCAGGCATAGATAGGTGAAAGCCCACACAGGGGATGGAAAAAGCAGTTGAACCGATCGTGAATCATCTCACGGGCTGGAACCATGACCTGCTGTTTAAGGCCATGAACGTTGTCAGGCCGGACCTGATAAAAGATTTCGCCATCGTCAGTAACGTAAGGGGTGACTTTATTAGGGTCCAGAACTCGCAACTGTTTAACGTCACCGTCAGGATTGCGCAACTTCAAAATATAAGTATTGCCATCTGATAGCTTGGAATTCATCCAGCACTCAAAAAACTGCATGCGTGTCTGAAAACTGTTTGGCTTTTTCAGTAGCGGAGAAATTCTGGCATCGATGTGATCTCCCCAAATGCCGCTGTTCAGCTTCTTTTTCAATTGAAGTGGCATTTTGGCGATGTCTGCGGAGATAAGTGAAATACAGGAAAAAACGGCGTGATATGCCAGCACGGTCGTTGCGTCGACTTCGACGTTTCGCTGCCACGCGCCGGTAAATGACTCAAAAATCCTGCGCCATCCGCCGCCATTCGCAGCCTGAATCGCCTTCTCCTGCTGGGGCTTTTTACGGAAACCGAACATTGGCTGCTTCTCCCGGCACTATTTCTTTTTCTGACCCTTTGACTGCTTTTCAACATTATCGATGAACTCGACAAAGCCGGTTAAGCGAAGAACCTCTGCATGATCGTCACGCAGAAAGCGTTTTTCCCCTGCATGCGCATCGTGGGTGCTTTTCAGATAACGGACCTGTTTCATAGAGAAAAGAGCGGGGATTTCTCCCCGCATATCCTTAGCTGCCAGCGTTAGCGCTGTAGTTAACACCGGTAATCACTGCTACCGCCGCGGTACGACGACGCTTCCAGTTGATCCAGCGTTCGGCGCGGATTGCAACGCTGTTGGTCTGGAACATGGAAACCATCTCTACCGGTGTCGGCGTCAAGCTGTCACCGGTCGGTGCGCTTTCCATCTCAAGCGATGCTTCGCGGGACATGTCCACAGCCACGCCGCCATCATCAGCCAGGTAGATATCAGGCGCGTTGACCAGAACCAGCTGATTGCCCACGTACTGAGAAACAATAACCGGCAGACCCTGGAACGTACCGCCGAGCATGCTCATATCGGGATACTCTTTCTGACCCAGCGCATTTTTACGCATAGACAGAGACAGCGCCGTAGTGCTGGACATCAGCCAGACTGCACCGGTCGGCTGAAGGCTGGCGGTCACGAAGGTTGCAAACGCCGCTGCGGCGTCATCGTCAGGATTACCGGTAGACTGAATGCCAGCAATTCCGTTGGTGATTGATGCCGGGGAAACGTTAGCGACTTCAGCTTTGGCCGGATCAATAAAGTCAGTATCCAGACGCGCAATAACAGCTTCCGCCAGCGCATTACGCACCAGAGCATCAGCGGCCGGGTTAGAGAAGCGGATCAGCTCATCGGTCAGAACCGCGATAGCCGCCACTTTGGCAAAACCGAAGGTGATGGATTCGAAATCGAATTTTGTCAGCGGCTTGGCTTTACCCTGACCAACCCAGCTCGCCGATCCACCTGAAGTCTGCGCAGGGATGCGAACGTTGAATGGCACGCTACGCAGCGCAGGAATGTTGCCCTGACCGAAGCGTCCAATCAGCGTCTGCGGACGCAGAAACTCAATGAAGTCCTGAGCATACTCCTGGTATTCGACCAGGCTGCCAGCCCATTTTGGATCGGTCGTTGAACCTGCGCCCACAGCTGCTTTAATTACGTGATGCAGCTTGGCGTCGTCCTGATACTGCGCTTTTGCGATTTCAAGCGCATCGCTGCGGCTGCCACCTGCAGCTGCCAGGCATTTTGCGAAACGCGCAAAACCGATACCTTTCTCCAGCTTTTTCTCTACACGGATCACGCCAGGAGCATGAACCGCAGCGGTATTTACAACAGTCCCATTAGTCGCTTTTACAACCGGAGTGGCCGTTGCTGCTTTGGTAGCTTCCATGTCGCGCAGGCGTGAAAGGTGTACATCTACCGATTTGATTTCTGAAGAATGCAGTTCGTACTGCTCATCTTCTTCAGCATCCAGCGTCCGGCCTTCATCGGCGGCTTTGGTCATAATGGATTCCATTGTGCCCGCCAGCGATGCACGTTTAGCCTCATAGCTTTTGATAAGCTCTGCAATATTCATTGAATTTCCTTTAATTTGAACGGGTTTAGGTGCTGTGTCGCCAGCGGATTTTGTGATTTTCGACACGATATGCGGTTTGCCTGACGCGGCACGCAGTTTCTCGTCGATAAATTTAACGGTCTGAATAGTGCCTTCGGCGTTGGCTGGCACTGTAACTACTGAAAGCTCGTACCACTCCCAGCTTGTGAATCGGATTCCGCCTTCATCGATATAGGCGTATTCAATCGGGCGAAAACCAATTGATAATCCCTTAACGAGGCCGAGGCGGATGCTCTGCCAGGCCTCTTCAAGACGCGCTGCGAGCTGGCTGGGTGAGTCAGCCTTAGCCAGTGTCGCTTTGATTTCAATGCCCTCGGCGGTTACCTTTGCGCTGGTCACCTGCCCGATAGGAGACTGATGGTCATGCTGCCAGAGCAGCGGGATAGGCAGCTGAAACTTTGCGCCCTCGGGCATCACGATGTCGCCATACCGATCAGGTGACGGTGTCGTCGCAATACCGGTGATCTCCCGCGTATCCTCGTTGACCGCCTTCACCTTCAGAAGGCTGACGGCGTGCTGATTCTTCATTTCCCTTTCTCCAGAAACGAAAAAACCCGCCGTAGCGGGTCGTTGAAAGCGGAATTTCTAAATGAAAAACACGCTGTATTCTTTTTTGGTCGCTGCCGGATTCAGCGCCATCAGGTAAATGGCATTAAACAGCGCCATAAGCGGGTCGATCTTACCTGTGCCGCTGGCACCCTTCGTTACCAGCGGCGCATTACCACTGATAACCACTTTTGCATTACCAACACACCAGTTCATCAGGGGCTGAGGCGCATGCTTTAAGGCACCCTCTGCCAGCTTGCGCTCAGTAGTCTTACATGCGCCGCCCAGCCTCCATCCCTGACTGACTCCCACCACTGAATCCTGCGGTATACCTGCATCAATCAGCGTGTCGAGCAGAACGCCGATCCCCGCGGGGTCCATGCCAACCTTATCCAGCAGCCCGGCTTCATAAATCTGCGATACATACATCGCAACTTCATCCGCATCCTCACCCACCCGTTTCACAATGGTCAGATCGCCCTGTTTTTCAAAATCACGCAGTTTGCTTTCTTCGCTTTTTCGGCGCTCCAGCATCTTTTCATGGCACCACGCATGAGACCAGGTCAGCCAGTCACGGCTTTTCTTATCGCGACCGGCCACGGAAAGGCCGAGAAGGTCATCCAGACCGCCGCCGTCAATGCCGACAGTGATAACTTCGCACCGGGTTAAAATCTGTTTGAATGTCACAGAAGGATCGGACTGTGTTTCCCAGAATTCCGCACCGGCCCATCGGTCATTACGGAGATTCATGCCAATCTCAACGTTCAGATGCTTGGCAAGAAACTTTCTCAGGCTGCCTTCATCTTCCTGCGATCGCTTAAGATACTCATCATCCAGCCACTCTTTACTGACCGATCGGCCCATGTTCGGGTTCGTGATGTAAAAGTTATCGGGATTGCGGAAACCTTCGTTTTCCACCATTTCAGGGGGAAACTCATAAAGGATACCAAGCGTTTTGCCATCCTTAATGATCCCGTCGCGGACGTTACGCCAGTAATCCAGTTTCTTTTTAAATACGCCTGCAGGCGGCTCATCGCTCTGCGTGGTCAGGTAAATCACCCAACCTTCATTACGCGACACCTGCCCGCCCAGCGCCTCAATAAACATCGCATCCGCTTTGGCGTTTTTACCAAAGAGCCACAGCTCTTCCACCAGAATCCGGCCTGCCTTTTTACCCGACACCGTATCGCTGTCAGCGGCCACCACCTTCAGGCTGTTGCGATTAACGCGATGAGTTATGGTGCGGATATGATCCTGAACGTGAAAAAGTGCTGATAGCTCTTCATCTTCTCGCACCATGCTGGCAGCAGGTTTGAAGCAGTTGTCGGCAACCTCTTTTGTCGGTGCCAGAATCAGATGCTCTTCATCAGCACGCCAGCAGATAATCAGCGCCGTCAGCATAATTCCGGCTGCTATAGTGGATTTCGTGTTCTTTTTGCTGATAAGAAGACCATACTCACGGATCATTTGATTTCCGGTCTGCTGGTCATAGCCGCCAAATATTGCCAGCACAAAATCAAACACCCACTGCTCTGAACACTCACCAAATGTCGGCTTGCCAGGCAGGTCAGTTACCCTGAGCTCTTTAAATATGGAAAGTGCATGCTCGCCTGAATCCCTGAATATTGGCGGCGGGATGATGGACTTGCGGTTAATGAGCCTGCTGGCCCAGTCAGCGCATGCGGTGGACCACTCAGGCATCTCTATCTCCCGTTATTCACAATCAGCTGCGGTGGAGCCATGCCCATGAACTTGCTGGCAACCGCCTTAGCAGCGGCCTGCTTCGCATCTTTCTTGCCGCCCTCACCTTTTTTGCTGTGCAGGTAGGGAAGCATCGCCTTTGCAGCATCTTTTCGGGTATCAATATCTTCGCACCGGTCATTCATAACCGACTTCAGAAACTCAAGCGGGTCATCATACTCACCAGCCGCCCGGGCAATTTCCGGTACCGGATCGGGCTCAGGTTGTGATGACGTGTTTACCGCTGGGGTATTAACTTTTTTTCCATGCGTTGGCACATCGTCGACTTCGACTTTTTCATTCTTTTTGCGGCTTATAAAAGCGATGACTTCCGGGTCTTTAGCAAGCTGCGAACCCTTGGAGCGTGCGGAGTTTGCGGAATACCCAGCCTTTATAGCCGCATCTTTTTTCGACATACCGGAAATCAGCGCCAGCGCGAATTTTCGCTTCTGGGCTGTTAACATGTTTACACCCTCCAAAAGGGGATATTTTCTGTGCGTGAGAGGGGGCGAGGTTTCGTAGAGGATCGCCCTGAACCTTTCGGACTCCCCCCCATCCTCAAGTGATAATTGTTATCAATTACATTTCATGTCGTCATTGGTCTTCCTGCGGTGGCACCCATCAGCACCACAGCAAAGGATTTGACAGTTGGCATCGGTGTCTTCACCACCCAGGTGCAGAGCAACCTTATGGTCCAGCTCGAAGCCATGAGGATACTCAGTCAGGCGTCCACACATCGCGCAGCATGGATTGGCAGACCATAGTCGCTTACGCCGTGCCTGCAGCTTCCAGCCAGTGATGCGCGTCTCAGCTACGGTTGCAGTCCTAACGCGTTGCGTTCGGTCAACTGAGAGCCGGGGCTTAAGCGTTGCGAGTCGTGCCATGATGCTCCTTTAAGTCCAGCCGCCATGCTCTGCGGCGCTCTGTGCGCGGTGTGTTGTCAGGGTGTCTTTCGACAGTATTGCTATCCAGATGATCCACCAGCGAGTAACACGGATATATGACAGAGCCACCACATGCATCACCAACTGCATAGTCAGCAGGTGACCGATGATTCCAGCGACTGATCACTTGCTGTAGCTTGTGCAGAGGCACGCTATAGCAGACGCCATGAACTAGCCGGTTGATGGTTATGTAATCAGCCTGACGCCTGTCTGCATCAATAAGCTTTGTCGCTATCTCCAACTGATACTGAGGCGGTCGGCCGGTGCCGAGATAGAAGCTGATAAGCTCATCAGGGAAACGACTGAGCCAGGCTGTTACCTTCTCACTGAAGCCGTTAACCAACACTGCATCATCTTCCAGTATCACCACCCGGCAATCCCGCTGGCTGGCCCATTCGATAGCGCGCCAGTGATTCCAGTTCGCGCCATGCTGATCCTCATCAATCAGGAGGTGAGCGTTAAGCATCTGTGCCAGGCATTCTGCCTGATGCCTGCGTGAGTAATGCCCCACAACCACAAAACTTATTTGTGCTTCCACCAGGCGAACTCCTTACCGATGCCTTCTGACTTGAACACTGTGTGCACGCGTGGACCAGTAACCAACCTGTCACTATAGCGATGGGCCACAATGCCAAAGGCAATCATGTCGCCAACAGCCGCAGCTTTAACCTCCTGATTCCAGAAGCGCAGTGATTCGATGTGGTAGTACAACCTGACGATGCCGTGTGCTATTGCCATCACATCATTGCGACTACCACCAAGCAGACCGGCATTCAGCATCACATCATTCTTGTGCTCAGCGAGAAACACCTGATAAACATCTTCAGGATGCTGCTGCTTAGCCCATGCGTCTGCATAAGTTTTAGGTTCGGAACCAACGTAAATTTTGCCCTGCTCCATCCCTTGCCACGGTTCGTGCAGCATCTCAACGTCAGTACCATCGGTACACCAGACGAAGTGATATTCAGGATGATCGCGGAGGTGCTGCCAGATATGCAGCCAGCGTCGGAAGTAGACATTCATTTTCACATCAGGGACTGCTACCAGTGACGCGCCTGCAGGTGCGGTAGTCAGCTCATCGGCCAGCACTACCGCATCAGCACCTTTGACCGATGCAGCCCATTTAGCCAGCAGGTCAGGTGATGCCGCCATTCTGGTGTTGCGCTGCGTGTCAGGCTGACTGGTCAGCAATGTAGTAATCACCACATTGTGCTGGTGTCGGTACTCCGCGTAACCGGTGTAACCGCTATTGCGGCGTTCATTGTGAATCGTGACGTTGCGTTTTACCTGTGCCTCACGTTCTGGCTTAGGTACAGAACGCTCAACGGCCTGATGCTCATCAAGCGAGTAAATCAGCTTTTCTGAACCAGCAACATCAGCGAACGCCCAGCTGGTTAATCCGGTATTGTGAATACGCAGCGCTAAATCTGAGTGTTCATACATACCGCGCTGATAGATGGGATCGAAACCTCCAACCTTCTCAATCACGCTGCGATGGTAATAAAGCATCACGCCGCGCTGGCCGGTGTAAGCTACGTGCCGGTCATCCCGATACAACAACGCAATGTCGTTGAGCTTGTGCCCGGTGGCAAAGTCCTGAAACTGGTAAGCAAGATGCGGCTCAGGCGACGTGATATAGGGTTGTTCCCAGCCACCAGCAATAGGCCAGGCATCATCGTCCCACAGGAAGAGATGCTCACAACCGGCATCAATCAGCACCTCAAGGCTGGCGTTCTTCGCGGCCACGATCCCGCGTGAGACGTCATGCCGAATAACCCGGACACCGTCCGGCACAGTCACTGGTTTGGCTGACCCGTCATCAATAACAACCACCAGCGCACCGCCTGGCAGAAACTTTACATGGTGATCCAGTGCGCAAGATATGACGTCATGGCGGTTATGGGTGCTGATGGCGATACCGATGTTCGATGCCCGTTCAGTCACTGGTGCGTAGCGGACACCGTCAATCATAACGTCCATATTCACCCCAATAAAAAAACCGCCCGGAGGCGGTCAATTATCATTTATCAGAAACTTCAGTGCGATGCACGAATAATCATCTATCGGTCCAGTTCTTCTTACCCTTTTCAGTAAGCTTGCTACGTAACTGTTAGGATTAGATAGTGTGTTGTCCGAGAATCTTGGTCTTTTTTCCCAAAAGTGATGTGCTCCGTCTGACATAACAAATATGTGTAACTCACCATATTCATTAATCAGATCATCTATGGGGAAAATGATGGTTTGCGACTCAAGAGGAATCGCTTTTGATATGGCTGTAGTTAGCGTGTTTTTAACACTCATGGTCTTCAATTCAGACCTAGTGTAAATCTTTTGCTCAAGAAGTTTTTGATGTTGGGTATGATCGTTCGTAACTTGTTCTAATTTCCCAGCTTTCTTGACGTATACCCTACAGTCCCCTACATGCCCAATCCGCACTTCTGAAGACGTTATGTGACAGAAAGTTAAAGTTGTTGCAGCTTCAGAAAATGCATCATCCCTACTACTGATAGAGGAAACTGCAAGTTTGATTTGCTCAAATAGTCTGCCATAACCTTCTTCACCTTCGGGTAGTTGAAGCCGTGATAAGGTTCTGATAGCCATTTCTGAAGCCTGTTCGGCACCGATGTATGAACCTACGCCGTCAGCGATTCCAAAAAGATACCCGCCTTTGACAGCGATTGGAGGCAACAAAGCGTCTTGGTTAGCTCTTAATTCGCTTTTACCAAAACTAAAAAAACCGCAATCTTGTAGAGTAATCATAAAGCTTCCCTTTCTTTGAATTCGTTTAGGTCAGTAATGATTTCGTCTACAGATTTATAACGGCTTGCTGGCTTCCAAGCTGTACACTTATCGATCACCCTTCTCAATCCTGGAATGTTAAGATCGTCGATAATGACCCCAAGAGCGAATACATCAGTTTGAACAGAGTAAAGCCCAGCTGATAGTATTTCAGGAGCCATATACTTTTGAGTTCCCATCGCGGTGGCAACCTTTGTCAGTACCTCAGATGCCCCATCTTTTCCAGCATTTTTGACTAATCCAAAATCTGATATCTTATATGTCCCATCTTTGAATCGCAGCACATTTGAAGGCTTTAAGTCCCTGTGCAGATAGGAAGGCTTTCGACCTACAGGAAGATCTCGTTCTTCATGCATATAACTCACACCTGAAAGCACCATCAAAGCTATGTCTAACCTAGACGAATCGCTTAGAGTGCCAGAATCCAAATCGTCGCTCAAATCTCCACAGGCAAGATCCATTACGAACCATGGATTTTCTACGTTTAAGTTATGTAGATAAATGGGCGCTACATTTGAGTGAGTACATTTAGCTTGGTAATCAACCTCTCTTTTGAATCGCCTTCTAAAATCATCCTTACTTAGACCATGCTGAGGTGCCAGCACTTTTTTGGCATAATCGCCGCACCTAACCCCATTTATGTTGAAAATCTCAACTTTTTCGACGTATCCAAAGCCGCCACGCCCAATTTCTTCTATGGACCTAATGACGTAACTATGATGCCGCTCTTCCATAATCTATCCCTGAATAACATTAGTAAGTAAAATTTAATGTTATTTGAGACAAATAGCTATTGCCAAATGCTTCATACCTTTTTTAGTGTTGGATTACTGCAACCCGGCTATTTACTTTCAAGTTTGCGGATGGCTGCCCGATCGATATTGCACTGCCCCAGAGCGCCGTATAACTCAGCGTTGAGGCTAACACTGTCACCGAACATCATCGGCTCTGGGACAGTGGGCACATCAATCTGGCTGGTCAGCTCAACTGGAAGGCTTAGTTTGGCCTGCTTTACTGTCCGGTACTCCACCAGCGGCTTTTGCTGCGTCGCGCAGCCTGTCAGCAGCATCAGGGGGAACAGGAGCAACAGCACACTTGTCCGCCGCAAGGTAACGCTTAATTTCATTCTGTAGTTTCCGGTTCTGCTGGGCTGTTACGGCACGCTGCTCTGCGACCTGACTCATTACATCGTTTTGCTGCTTAACGGCTGTTACCAGCTCAGTGACGCTTGATGCCAGGCCATCGTTCTTGGAGCGAAGGTCGTTAATCTGCTCGTCTTTGCTGTTTGCCAGCTTCTCAAGCCTGTCGTTCGTCGCTTTAAGCTGTGAGTTACTGGCGTTTAGTCCCCAAAGCGCCACGCAGATAAGACCGATGATGACCAGGCCTGAATTGTTTCGGATAAAGCCGATTAGGTTGAACATAGAATCCCCTTAGATTTTGATAAGCGGGATTTCCGGTCGTCCAGACCATTGTTGCCACCGTTAATGATTCTGGTGATGCGGTTAACATCATCAGAATCAGCCAGCTCGTTCAGGCCGTTATTCTTCCACCATGCAGCCGCAGACATCGCAGCAAAGCGATAGCTCAGCAACAAGTCAGGATTAGCCACCACATCAGCGCCCAGCTGTTTAACCAGTGCTGCGTAGTTCGCCTTGCCGGTTATCTGGATCAGGCCACGACCGCGATAGCGGTAACCATCCCCCGAAGCAACATCACCATTGCCGTTACGGTTTGCGTAAATGATGCTGGCGATCATCTTCTGATTAGCCGCATGCATCGCATTACGACCATAGGCGCGGGCCTGCTCAGCGGTAATGCGTTTGCCAAACATCGCAGTAAGCGCGTTCTCGCTGTAGTTCAGCCCCTCTTCCACCTTCAGGAACCCGGCTGATTCATGTCCCGTCTGTGCCAGAAAGTGAGCCTGCCGTAATGGCGTGCTTATCTGGAATGCTGAGAGGCATGCCGCTATGTGAGGAAACCAGGCATCACGCAGCACATTGCTAACGCCGGTCGCGAGCTGAAAACTATTGGCTGTCAGCATTACTGTCCCCCAGTCGCTTATCTATCTGGCGGCGTATCTTCGTTGACACGTAGTCAACACCGAGGAACCCAAGGAAGACCGCAGCAACCCGCGTAATGTCTTCACTGAAGTGCCAGTTGAACACCGAGCCAATTACCTGCAGGCTTGGCTGCAGGAAGAAGGCGAAGACACTGCACATTGCTGCATCAAGTAAGCGGCGTGACCATGCGTCTTTGCCAACGTAAGTGGCTCTGAGAATCGCCATGACTCCGGCCAGACCCGCATAGCCGGTTTCGTTTTTGTGGGCGTAAAGCCAGGCAATCAGGCTTGCCCAGAACCCAACGTCTTTGTCCGGCATGCGTTTCATCCTCACCTCCGTTGATTGGCAGGTGCTGTCGGTAGTCAGAAGGAAATTGCGCGACGCCACGGCGTCAAAAGTGTGTGTGGAGACTGATTGGCGTGCGCAAAAACGAAAAAGGCCCACCGAAGTGAGCCTTTGAATTGGATGCTTAAACCTGTCAGGCAGCGACTAATTCAAGCCGCTTACCCAGCGCATTCAGCGCTTTTTGGACGGTATCTATTTTGGTCGAATGGTGCAGATCGAAGATGCGCGTCACTTCCTGCTTTTTAACTCCCATGCGTGAAGCCAGCTCAACCTGAGTTAAGCCGGAAGCAAGAAAAGCATTCAGCAACAGCACCTTCGCCGACACACTCGCCGGAACTTCTACAAAATCGCCGGTAATCGGACCCGGTGCCGGGACTGGCTGGTTATCTTCAAAGTAGAAATCAAATGAAGTAACCAGCGCATCAAGCCCCATCACCAGCGCTTCCTCACGCGTATCGCCCTGAGTAAGCGCCTCCGGTATATCCGGGAACGAAACCACATATCCGCCGTCGCACGGCTCGAGATTAATCGGGTATCGCATATCGTCTTAGTGAAACTTCGCGAGAACCAGCCCCGGAGGGCTGGTTGATTATTTCAGGCCTAACTGCTTCATTATGGCCTTTCGCAGTGGTTCTTTTAACTCAGCGCCGGGATGCCTCGGCATTACACTTCGTTTCCCGTTGTATCTCAGTTTCAGATGGTTAGTACCATTTGAAACTTCGACTCCCTGAGATTCAAGCCACCGCCTGAACTCGCTCTGCTTCACTACTCCTCCTGTCTGTTGAACATGGAACTATAGTAATCATTTTTGCTTACCACGTCAACATTATTGTTTACTAAGGAGCGATAAAAAATACTTTCTTGAACGGACCCTGACGCGAAAGCGGTAACTGCCTTGCCCGTCGGCAACAGGGTTAATTTATCTATACCCTATAGGGGATAAGTAATTACCTATCCCTTGTAGGGGATATTTAAATAAAAAACGCCTCCAGGCTGGTGAGGCCCGAGGCGCTTTGACATCCACATTTGGAACTGACTTTTAGCAGATAAGCTGCACTGCTTGGTAATCGACCTTATCAGATTACTAAGGAAAATGCGGACCGCGTTAGAGGTTTTTTAATATTTTTTTTCGGCGTCAGTTCGTCGTCCATATCAAGCCGCACATCCAGCATTGCCAGACATCCCTCAATAAAGCCTTCGGCCATCTGGATTTCAATTCTGACTATCTTTTCATCACGCTTTGCCTGCTTAGCCAGGGTCCGTTTTGAGATATTGAAAAAGTAATGCAGCACAATGATCGCATGCTCATCCGGGCGCTTAGCTTTAAGTCGTGACAGGCAACCTTCAATAATCAGCCCGTCCCCATCGCTGCATGTAAGCGTTAACTTTGAGTCCTGTGGCAGCAACCCTTTAAAGCCCGCTGCAATTGCTGAGTAATCGACACCGCTGCCGTCTGATTTAGCCCATCCCGCCCAACGCTCTAATACCTGTGACATGTCACGCATATTTAATCCTCTCCACACACTTTATTTTTTGTCTGTCCCGATAACACCGACTGCAATCGCGAAATCAAGGAACCTGAATAGCAGCTCAACCTGACTGCCATATTTTTCTTCAAACGCTTTCATATCCCGGTGCAGTTCATCGTGATGCGCTCTGCATAGCGGTATCACGAATAAATCATGCGCCTTGGTTCCCATTCCCCCCTGTCCGTGTCCAATGATGTGATGAGGATCATCAGCCTGTATGCCGCAACATGCGCAAGTCTGCGACTTTACCCATCGTGTGTATTTCTCACTTTCCCAGCGCTTACGCTTGGGGCGCATCATGAATGATTCTGGTGATTCCGGGTCTGCATGGAGGCTGATTACCTTTTTGACGATCTGCGCTGCATCCTGAATAACCTCCCGCGCCGGTCGCACCGGAACAATGCGGGCCTCTTTCAGCTCGCCGCTCTGGATACTTTCTTTCGGCATACGCAGAACGCGACGTGCGGGTGCCTCTGGTATCAGGTCAATCACATCATTCAGGGTTGCCCACCAGCACAGTTCCGGCAGGGTCAGTTGATGGTCACCGTTTAGCGCCATATGGCTGGATGCCGCCCTGATTATCCAGAGTGCGGTATTACCTTTGGCGATATTCTCCAGGCTACCGGGTACGCCGTTTTCCCTGAACTCATTATCGTGGCTATAGCAAAGAGACACCAGGCCGTTTTCGATTTCTGACACTGTGAATTCATGGTGATGCCACACTCCCAACTGCTCCCACTGGCAGCACCCGAAGGACTGGACGAAAGATGCCAGCGCATTCGGTCCACCAGCGGCCGCTATCACACGTTCGTGTCTGAAGAAAGGAATCAGTGAGGGCTCATCGAGCAGCGGCTGTGTGCCGTCATTCAGCCGCCCTGATGGCAGGTCTGCCATATCCATTGTCGGTGTGCTGATCACCACCCTGCCCTTAAACAGCTTCAACAGGTCTGGTCCTGGCTTCAGCAATACAATCCCAGTGCGAGGTGCTACCTCTGGTGTAAGTAATGCTCTCACAGTCACCTCAATGCACGGTGTCGAGCAGGCGGAGAAGCTCGGCAAATTTTGATTCGAAGAAATGAGGCTGGGTTTCACGCGGATTAGCCGGGCTGGTGATGTTTTTACCGTACATGCAGCCTTTAGCAGTCAGTGACCAAAATAGCTTCACACCATCGGTGCCTGACCGGCTGGCTCTACTTTTATGTTCAACGATCCCCAACTTCTCAAGCTGACGATAGGCCTGGCTCGCATTCATTCGAATACTGTTGGCCTTAAGAAGTGCACTCAGTGAGAGCGTGGGACGGCTTGACCCGTCTTGTGCGTCAATGGGAGCATCAATAGCATACGCAGGCATCATGTTGGGGATGCCGTAATGCTGTTGAATCTTCTGATATGCGCCAAGCTTTGAGGAATTTGAAAAGTTCAGCATTCGGGAGGCTGATTCAAGCAGGATGATGCTGGCCTGCACTTCTTCTGGCATTGAAACTACGGGGGGCTTTGATGCCAGAGAATCGTACTTGCGGATTACTTTTAAACTGAATTCGGCGCTGATCCACATCGCGTATGAGTAGACCAGTTCTTTGCAAACGAAAGTACCTTGGTTCATTCCGCCCTTAATTACCGATACAGGAATTCCTGTATCGCTCAGAAGCTGAACGAGTTCATTGGTCTGTTGAAGGTTACGCCACAAGGAAGGCTCATGTCTGCGTTCTCCGCCCGCTGCCCGATGAAGATCGTTAAGGCAATAACGGCCGGAGTTGTCCTGACGAACGGAAACTCCATCAATCACTAAAAGCTGATTCATGCTTTCTTCTCCACACACTGTTTTTAACCGGCCCCGCCCCATCATCTGCAAATGAACGGGACCAACCTTTGCTAGTAGCGTCTGCATACACCAGCCAGCACTCCCATCATAACGGCTTGGTCAGAAATTTCACCATTTGCGTTATTTGACGTACAGTTAATAAAGAACTGCTGCTTTGTGCCAAAAATAAAAATCTCCCAAAACACCACATTGACTATGATAATATACACCAAAAAAATAAGTCCTTTGTCAAAGAAAACTCCAACGGAGAAAAAAAATAATAACGTTTAAGCACAATGAAATTACCATAACAGTAAGAGGAAGTGAGATATGAAAAACACTGCTGGTCGGTTATATAGAATCATAAGTTTTCAGCATGCTGTACAGCTGCTTGAGAAAAAAGAGTTGTATTTTTCACACCCATCGAAATGGGAAGATCCTTATGAAACTCGATTAATCCACAAAGAAAACCACAAAATATTTGCTCAGTGTTGGTGTAGCAATGGTGTTTCAGACGCCATGTGGAGAATTTATTCACCTGATCACTTAGGCATAAGAATATCGACAAGCACTAAGAAACTCAGAACAGCACTAGAAAAAAGTATAATTGGCAGCGATAGAGAATTGAGAATGGGGGATGTAACTTACATGTCTCAGTCTGGTGTCAATATAAAATCAAGGGAGATCATTAAAGAATTGAAAAATGATTTCGACATAATGAAATCAACAGATTTACTTTTTATGAAGAGATGGCCGTATGAACATGAATCGGAATATAGAGTAGTAGTAATTGATGGAAAACCAGACAGTTTAGGAATCTCTTTAAAAATAGAACCAACTCAATTAATTGATAGCATACTTATTGACCCGCGAGCACCTAAAGAGCTCGCGGATGCCTTAATTTTCTATTTTAAAGAAAAGATAGGGTATAAGAGAAAATGTGAGAAATCGAGGCTTTATAAAATACCAGATCCCTTTGTGCTAGAATGATTGCAACCATAATAAAAATTAGTATGGAGCGAAATAAACATTCACTCCATTACCAACATTATACTTTGAATAATTACTCACATGTAAAATCGTTATATTACATTCTATTGAAATCTTTTCTTGCAACTTTATCTTTATCGGTACCATAAATGATGGTTGCAAAAAAGCGGCCTAGTTCGAGGAAATGGAAATGCCTATCTTTAGATTGAGAAGCCATTAGGTCCAGTGATTTATAGAGAAATTCAATAATCTGAATAACTAAAAGAACCCGATAACCTGAAAGCATCTCGCTCCTCTTGAGCAAATAGTTTAATTCCCCAGGCGATTTTATAGGCTTCCTATTTTCGTCGTAATACCCCATCACAAAGCTAGGTAATGCATCTCCAATATCTCTGTATAGTGAGCATTTTTCATCGATTGCAACTCTTTGCCTATCATTCAATATCTCACTGTAAATCCGCTTATCTATTTCATTGTGCCATGCCCTCATCGGGTCGTTATCATGATTGTTGGTAATGAAGTCAATATTGCTATACCTTGATGACTTTGCGAAATCAGTTAATAATTCCATGACTCTTGAATGAACTTCATGTAACCCAGAAGCGAAACCAACCCTCCCTTTCACAAGATTGATTAAAACATTCAAGTCATGCCCATAATACCTCAGTTCTTTTTGCGAAGTATACTTTCCATTTTGATTATAATCATCAAGCATAAGGCAGAGCTTCATTAACCTCTCTAACCCAAGGCTTACGCTTGATAATGCTTGAAAATACAGCCCTCTATTTGCAAAGTTTGCCTTCCTTAAACAAGTGAGCCCTATCCCCAACAATTGCCTCGAAAAATCAACTTCATCAACAAATCTTCTGTATTTTTCGTCCATAAAAAAGCTCGAGTTAGTGATTGACAACTTAAGTTACTTCTAGCAAAGCGCTTAATCAAGTATTATAATCTGAATGCTATCTAATCCATCTTATGCAATTAACCATTTTTAACTCTCGCTCCTAGTTCATTGCATACATTACAATTGGTTCCGAACCTTGTTATAAAGCGCTCAAAAGCGCTTTATAAAGACCTGCGTGGAATTAAGCCAAGACACAGAAACAATGTAGTCACTTTGGGTTATTTGAAATAGTGCTGACCAGCAATCTCACGTACGGCCTGACGTAGCATGCGGATGTTTGACCAGCAATCACGGTTAGTCTGCTCCACCAGCCCAATAAACTCCTGAACAGTGCATGGCTTGTCCTGGCGGATTTCTGATAACACCGCTGAGAAGCGCTGCAACTGCTCACTTGCCAGCCCTGAGTCATCGTGCTGCTCTGAAAGCCACAGTTTCAATTCGAGATCGTCCTGATGCTGTTTGATGAGGCGCATCGCTTTAGCTATCGTCTCTACTGGCACTGTCACACAGGTAGGGTTCTCAACAGAATCTGCCGCCCAGGTATGCGCGTATTTTGATTCGCTGTAGGTGTACTCAGCTTTCATTTTGAATGCGGCAATTACGCACGCCCACGCTTCAACACCGCTTTGCTCAAGTATTTCGTGCTTCAGTAATGGCAGGTCATCGCCATAATCTTTTTCCGGCTGGATCGCTTCCTCGCTATCAGCCTTCAGGTGCTCACGCGGCTCACCGTCTTTAGGTTCGGGCCAGTTACGGGCCTTGTTGACGCTAAGCTTCAATTCCATCGCGGCATTAAGCTCTTCTTCAGTGATACCGGCACGGCGCATCGCATCCCAAAGCAGAAACTGAAGATTAGCCCATTCAGATAGGTCTTCCGGTGCTTCCGCTGCTTCCATTGCTTCTTTTGCCAGATGCTTCAGAGGACCAATCGGGCCAACATCGCCGAATGTTTCCTGTGACCACGCCGCATGCTCTGCGCGGATTTTTTCACGCAGTTTTGCCGGTGACACGATGGCTGCTGAGCGGGTCAACTTCTTCTTCCCTGCTGCTTTTGCCTTCTGCATCTGCTCCTGAGCAACGGATGAGGCTTTCACGCCGTGTTCACGCTGCAGGGCTACTGCTGTTGTCGCGGCCACTTCTCCAGACTTCACCATCTCGATCAACGGTTCGCCCACGGTCAGCAGCTGCAGGTGTTGCTCAACATCGGTGATCGAACGCTTCACCTTTGCAGCGATCTCGCCGGGTTCCAAACCCTGATTAACGAGGCGCTGGTATGCTACTGCACGTTCCAGCGGTAACAATGCGCGACCCTGACTGCTGGTGACCATGAACGCCACGCTATCAGCTTCACTGCCCACAAAGTCTTTACACTCAAGGCGCAGCGTATAGCCCGCGTCCTGAGCCAGCTTTGCACCGTAATAGCGGTGATGGCCGTCAATGATCTTAATGCCCTTCTCAGTGACCTTAACAGCCAGCGGAGGCACGTGCTCACCAGCGATAAAGGCGTCGCGGAATTCCTCGACATGGGTCTGGTCGATATCACGGATGTTGTAATTAGTTTCGACATACAGCTCATCGACGCCCAGCAGGTAGGTTTTGCGGGTGGTAATATCGGTATCGCTGTTTTTCTTGTCGTCGTAAATTCGCGCTAAAGTACTCATGCTGTGGTCAGCTCCCATGTCAGGACAATAATCAGTGCGGCAATCATCACGACAGCTGTGCGGATGGCCTGGTAGAAAATCTCACTTCGCTCGTAGTGGTTCTTCAGGTGCGCTTTCATTGGCGGTCCTCACTCAGGAAGCTTTCGCCAATACGGCCTGTATCAAGCCCGCCGTAGCTGCAACAGTTGAAAGAACCCCTTACGGCACAGCGGTCGCAGTTCTCTTTGGCTTCGTTGCGTGATGCATCGAACTTGGCCACCAGCATTGCTTGACGCCATACCTGTGTTGCACGCAGCCAGAACCCTTTGCTCTCCAGTTCTGTCGCCTGCTTAGCCAGGTGGGTGTATTTCTCGCTCTCTACCGGTAACGGGGCGGTGTTGATCGAATAACTCCAGTCGCTGGAGCGCTTAAGTTTTCCCCTGGTGAACAGCGGCTTTATGAAACGCTTCACTGAAGTCTCATGCAGGCCAGTGAGCTTACAGAGTTCGCGGACCTTCAGCGGACCATTACTGGCAATCAGATCAAGAATTGTTGATTCGTGGTTGACCATGGTTATCCCCCCTTATCCGCGAAAGCCATCAGGCGTTGATGTGTCTACCTGAGAAACAGCCATCACATCACGCTTCCATTTGCCGTTAACGCACCGTGGGCGACCAGCCTTGTCCCACTTCTGAGCTGAGCCCAGAT